TTTATCGCCATGATGAAACGCATAAAACGGAGTAAGTGACATGCGAATGACAGAAATGGTGCCAACAGCACCTATTCAAACACAGAAATCAAACCGGCGTGATCGCGGACGCGTATTAACGTCAGGCGACGCAGGTAAAATTTTGCCTCTAAAATATATTCCAATGTTGCGCGAAGACGCGGTACGCCGCGGAAAAGTTCGCGTCAACATTGAAATGATGGAAACAGCAGAACTGTTAATGAACGGTATTCGCGTCGATGTGATGGCACATTATGTGCCAATGTTGGCTTTTGAACGTTTTAACGGTTCAATGGAAGAATTAAACCGGTCTTATCAGGGCCAGCCTGGTATTGGGGGAAGTGTGGTTCCGTTTTTTGAATCGAACAAGGTGTGGAACGGTACATCTGTCGAGATGTTAGGATCTGGAGGAGCAGCTGTAGTTGATACGTCTACCTCAGGTAGTTTAGCAGGAACAGAAACGGCGATTTTCTATCAGACGATGGGTATTCATACCCACTCGGCAAATTTTAACACAACAATTGTTGAAGCATATAATTCAATCGTAAATCATCGACGCAAAGCAAGGTCAGCTTCTTTGCCGCTTCGTAATGCTTTTGATCACTCAATGGCAGAGGCTTTTTGGTCAATGGACAATAATCATATTGTTCCAGATTTTGACCAAAAATTGATTGACGGCGAAGTTGCATTAACTGGATTGACTTTCCAAGCGCCTATCAAGTCTCCAAGATGGTTGAATGCAGACAGTAGCGGTCAGGCGAGTTTAAACCAAACAGTTGGAAATGTTTCAGCGCCAGCTGACTATACGGACAATGTTATTGATGTCGGCGATTATTATTTGTATGAAAATATTTTTGCCGAACTAACAGAAGGCGGCAATGCGACAATGTCTCTTGCCGATATTGATCAAGCTAAAAAAACAGCAGCATTTGCAAAATTGCGTTCAATGTATGACGGCATAGACGATGATTATATCATTGATTTGTTGATGGAAGGCATCCGCGTGCCAGAGGAAACAATGAAACAACCGATTTTGTTAGCGAAACAGCAGACAATGATCGGGTATAATCAACGGTATGCCACGGACGGTGCAAACTTGGATACAAGCGTGACTAACGGCTACGCAACCGTAGATTTGAACATTCGTACTCCGCAGATGAATACGGGCGGCGTAATTATGATAACTGCGGAAATTGTTCCCGAACAAATGTGGGAACGCAAGAAAGATTATTTTTTGTACAACACAGAACCGGATACATTGCCAAATTATTTGCGTGATGTATTGGATCCAGAACAGGTATCTATCGTCAAGAACGATCACTTGGACGTAAATCACAGCACACCAGATGGTACTTTTGGTTATGCGCCGTTGAACCATGAGTGGCAACGCGACATGGTGAATGTAGGCGGTAAATATTACCGGCCAGCAAATGACGCGTTTGACGAGGATCGTGCAAAGATTTGGACGGTTGAAACAACCGATCCAACATTGTCAGCAGATTTCTATTTGGTGTCAGGTTTGCATAAAAAAGTATTTGCCGACCAAGTCGCTGACTCGTTTGAAATCACATGTCTTTCAGACATGGAGATCACAGGCAACACAGTATTCGGACAGCGTTTGCTAGAGGCGGATGCTACATCCGATTACGAAGAAATCACAAACTTGGTAGATACGGCACGTATTGAAAAGTAATGTGACGGGCGGTGGGGACTCCCACCTGCCGCCCATTTTAACAATGGAGTGGAATAATGAAACATTTTAAAAATGGGGCACTATTAGAGTGGTCAAAAGTGGATGTGGCAAAGGCTTTGCCATTCGAAAGCAGCAAGCCACGGCATGTAAAATTTCAGGTAAATGCAAACTCAAAAATTGAAGTTTGGGCGGCAGATAATCCGGAAATGAATGACGCAGTATTACAGGGCGCAGCAGACGATAAAATTGCGGTAGAATATACCGCGTTAGGATCTAGCTGGGTGCAGATTAAAGCGGAAAAAGGCGCAGCTGTTTTTGTCAACATCCGCGATGTTGACCAGCGTGTGGAAAAATCGGGCGCTGATAGTTTTGTAAATATTGAACCTCGCGTTCGTAACAACGACGAGTTTGCACGCATGATGAAATGGGTCAAAATGAACGAGGAGCGTCGCAACGCGGATATGGCTGCGGAACGCCAAGAATTGGCGAAGTTAAAAGCAGAGTTTCTAAGCAAAAAAACAGAACAGGCGCAAGAGCCAGTGCCGGAGGCACAAAGTGAGCAGGTAGAGGGCGACGATGCAACAGGAGCAACGACCGCCGAATAAATTTATGCGATGGGTAAAGTTCTTGGACCGCGTACATGCGTGGTTCAAGGACGAACCAGTACATAAAGATTATACGGCAGCGGCGTACGCATTAGCGGACGCAAAAGCCCTGCAAAGAAAAGAAGTTATTGAGAGACAGAGCGAAGTACGCTTTGAAGGCGTACACCCAGAAATAGTAGATTTCTGGAAAGCGATGTATAAAGCATGTAAAGCGCGAAACATTCCTGTTTTAGCTTTTGAAATGTTGCGCGATGAAAAGCGTCAGAATGACCTATTCGAGCAAGGGCGAAGCAAAGCAAAAGGCGGTAATTCACCGCACCAATATGGGTGTGCGGTGGATATAGTACACGCAACGCGGTACTGGCAGCTGAGCAAAAAAGAATGGGATATAATAGGGTCGTTAGGTAAAGAAATCGCAAGAAAAAGACACCTCAAGTTAGATTGGGGTGGCGATTGGGATTTTTATGATCCAGCACATTGGCAGTTGAAAAACTGGCGGTTGCGAAAGGACGAGCCAAAAATAGGACGTCCCATTCATGTCGATTCATTCGACTAAGGCCGAACGAAACGGAAACTCCATATATTGGAGTTCCGTTCGGCCGACACGCATACACCCTTTCTTGTTAGGATATGCATTTAGTGACACCGCAAACGAAGTGACGACGCAATGTGTAGGACACCAAGCAAA